GCCCGCACGATCTGGGCAGCTATGGACGAGGTGATCTCTGGTGCTCAAGTCTGCCTCAAGTGGTTCGCCCAGGTGGCCAAGATATGCGCTCACATGGATGGCGCGATCTGGTGGACAACGCCCACGGGCTTTCAGGTCAAGCAGGACTACCGAAAGTACAAGTCGCGTTCTGTCAAAACACGCATCGGTGACACGATCCGTCAGCACAAACTACGCGATGATACGGAGGCGCTTGACCGCCGCAAGATGGTCAATGGCTTGGCTCCAAATTACATCCACAGCCTTGACGCCAGCCTCCTTTTCAAGGTTGTCAATGCAGCGGCCGCTCAAGGTGTAGATCAGTTTGCTGTTGTGCATGATTCGTTTGCCACCCTGGCCGCAGACACGGAATGTCTGGCGCAAGCAATACGGAAAAGCGCCGCAGATATGTTCAGCGAAGACCTCTTGGGCATCTTCAAGAAGGAGGTCGAGGCCTTGCTGCCACCCGACACAAAATTACCCCCACTGCCGAAGTACGGCAGCCTCGATCCTTCAGGGGTTCGGGATTCTCAATACTTCTTTAACTAGAGGACACTATGGACGATATTCGTCGCACCCTGGGCAAGTTCACTTCCCCACTCGGAAAACTGATCGCCCCGCTCTATTTGAACGAGCCCGATGGCAAGTTCGATGATTCCCCCAACAAGCTGAAGTACAAGGCTGCGCTTCTGATCTCTGGATCGGACGCAAAGCAGTTCTTGGCGAAGGTGGAGGCTGTGTGGGAGGACTGGGCTTTGATCGTCAAGACCGCTACAGGCAAACCTGTCAAAACTTCCAAGAAGAACATCCAGTGGTTCACCAAGGACACCCCGCGCTGGGATGACATAGGAGTTTCCACAGCCTCACTTTTGGACTCCTTGGGCAAGGATGATCTGGTTATCAAAACCGCCATGAAGGCCATCCTGATGCGTGATGGGCAAGAGACTTCGCGTACACCCCGCCTTTTCGATTCGGATCTGGAGCTAATGAAAACTCCGCCTCCCATTGGCTATGGCACCACGGCGAAGATCAACGGTTCTTTCTACGGTTGGATGAATGCGGGCAAGACAAGCCTCTCCTTGATCCTGAACGCTGTGCAGATCATTGACCTTGTTGAGCCTGGAGTCGAAGGGAACAACAGCGCCGAGGACTTTGGGTTTGAGGCCACAGAGGGCTACACGCACAAGGCCGAGACATTTGTCACCAGCGGTGACGGTGATTTTTAGGTGACTTGCTTGGCAATCCTTATTCCTGTCTCCCCCATACCTGCACCTCGTCCGCGAGTGACCTCTAAGGGATGGACCTACTACCCGAAGCGGTACAATGTATGGCGGGAGTCAGTGAGTGCAGTATTGCCTGGTTTGCTTACTGAAGCTGGCCTCACAGCCCCGCTTGAGGGGCCACTTGAGGTCACCACGGCGTTCGTTTGCACACGGCCCAAGACCACGAAGTTGCAGCACCCCAAGAGTGACCTCGATAACTTGGAGAAAAGTTGCTGGGACGCCTGCAACGGGCTTTGCTGGTTTGACGACTACCAGATCGTGGAGTCACATTCGACCAAGCGATGGGCCAACCCAGGGGAAGAAGGGTACATCGAGATTCACATCAGGACCGCGGCGTGAGCCAGCGTGAGTTAATTCTGGAGCACCTGAAAGCACGCGGGAGCATCACGCCACTTGAGGCGTTAGCTGACTACGGGATCATGCGCCTTTCTGCACGCATAGATGAATTGAGGAAGCGTGGACATGACATCGACACAGATACAGAGACAAGTGCAGCCGGGAAAACCTATGCCAGATACAGACTCACAGCCGGAGAACCAGAGCAGCAGTACATTTGTTGGGCATGAGGCCTGCCCGGTCTGTGGGAGCAGTGACGCGCTTGCACGCTACGACGACAATCATACGTTTTGTTTTAGCTGTACCACTCACATGCAAGGCACTGTGCAAGAGGATACTGACGCGCCCGAGGTAGGCTCTGGCTTCATCAAGCATAGGCCTACCGATCTACGCTCCCGTGGCATCCGTGCATCCACCTGCCGCCTTGCTGGCTATGGTGTCGCTGAGTACCAGGGCAACACGGTACAGGTAGCCGACTATCGAAATGACGAGGGCACGCTCATAGCCCAGAAGCTCAAAACGGCCGACAAGAAGTTCACGATCCTGGGGAACGGACGGCACCTGAGTTGCTGGCAGATGCACCGCTTCAAGGGCGGTGGTCGAAAGATTACTGTGTTTGAGGGTGAGACCGATTGCCTCAAGTGGTTGGACATTTTCCCCCGTTACCCCGCTGTTTCTGTACCCAATGGAGCAGCCGGTGCTGAGAAGGCAGTTGCGCGGGACATCGACTTCTTTGAGTCCTTTGAGGAGGTCATCGTCTGCTTCGATGCTGACGATGCTGGGCGCTCTGCTGCGGTTGAGGTGGCACAGTTGTTCACCCCCGGCAAGTGCAAGCTGATGAAGATCCCAGAGGGGGCTAATGACGTTTGTGACGCCTGGGCCAACGACCTTCAGGAGCAGTTGGTTCAAGCGTTCTGGGAGGCCAAGCCCTACCGGCCGGATGGGATCGTGGCAGGCGACGAGCTTCTTGAGGCTATTATGGATGACACCATGGTGCCTTCAGCACCGTATCCGTGGGTGGGTCTGAACAACCTATTACATGGGATGCGGACGGGGGAGCTTGTCACTATTTGCAGCGGCACGGGGGTTGGGAAGTCACAGATTTGCCGCTCGCTCGCCCTGCACCTGATGCGCGAAGGGCACAAGGTTGGCTACATCGCACTTGAGGAAGGCCTTGCCAAAACAGGCCTGAGCCTTCTCGGCCTCGCCCTTGAGAAACCACTTCATCTGGACAGGTCTGTTGTCACGCCGGATGAAATGCGAGAGGCCTTTGACCGTGATCTGAGGGACAAGGTCTTTGTTTATAACTCGTTCGGCAATATGAGTGCCGCGAATCTGCTCTCAAAGTGCAGGTATCTGCGGATCGCTGAGAAGTGCTCGTACCTCATCATTGACCATCTGAGCATCCTCGTCAGTTCATGGTCGGCTAGTGGACCTGGAGGTGTACCCGATGAGCGGCGTGCCATTGACAATGTGATGACAGCTTTACGCTCACAGGTGTGCGAAGCTACGGGAGTCGGCATGATTCTCGTTAGCCACTTGAGGAGAGTTGAGGGCCGCAGTGCTGAACGTGGTGCTGATCCAGAGTTGTCGCATCTGCGCGGGAGCCAGGCGATCAGTCAGCTATCAGACGCTTGCATTGCGTTGTCCAGGGACACAATGGGCGAAGACCCGAACCTGATGACTGTGCGTGTCATCAAGAACCGTTTTAGCGGCGAGCTCGGAGTTGCTTGCCACTTGAGGTGGGACCCGAAGACAGGCACGCATACCGAGGTAGCTCCTGAGTTCATGCCTAATGAGGAGGATGATGTCCCTTTCTAATCCGTATCTAATTGATCTGCCTGGTGTTGTTAGCTTTTCAGGGGGCAGGACATCGGGCTATATGCTCTATCACATCGTTGAGGCCTTTGGTGGCCAGCCCGATGACCTGAAGATTTGTTTTCAGAACACGGGGCTGGAGCATCCAGCCACCTATGATTTTGTAAAAGAGTGCGGGGAACGGTGGGGGGTGGACATTGTATGGCTGGAGTATTTCGTCAACGAGGAGGACGCGCATGATGTGAAGGTGGTTGACTTTGATTCGGCCAGCCGCAACGGAGAGCCCTTCACGGCTCTGGTCCAGAAGAAGGGATCGCTCCCCACGCCAGTCAATCGCACTTGCACATCGAACCTGAAGATGCGGACGATGGACAGGTGGTTGAAGCAGTCCCCTGGTTTCTGTGATGGGTACGCGAACGCCTTGGGTCTTCGGTATGACGAGCCCCGTAGGGCTCTGCGGGTGAAGGCCGACAATGGCCGTGAAGAGGTCTGCTGTCCTATGTTCCATGCGAAGCATACGGAAGACGATGTGTTGGCTTGGTGGAAGGAGCAGCCCTTCGATCTGATGCTCCCCCTGCATGGCAACATGGCAGGCAACTGCGTCGGCTGCTTCCTGAAGAGCACCGCAAAGATCGAGATATTGATAGAGGAAATGCCAGAGCATTTTGAGTGGTGGGCCAATGCCGAGAAGAGTGTGGCGGGTCTGGCCCGGGTGCCTTTCTTTCGGAAGGATCGCCCGAGTTATGCAGCCCTCATGCGGAGGGTGAAGACGCAAGGCCGACTGTTCGACTTGTCCGATGGCGACGACAGCATCCCCTGCTTCTGCACCGACTAATCCCCCTACCCCAATGACCAACACCACACCCAAACGCACCCTGTACTTCGACATCGAAACCGATGGGCTTGAGCCAACAATCATCCACTGCATCGTCACTATGGATGGCCTGGGGAATATACGCCGCTACAACCATGAGGAGCTTGGCAATGTGCAGGATGGCCTCGATGCGCTTTCTGAGGCACATCTCCTCATTGGGCAAAACATCATTGGCTACGACCTTCCGGCCATTATGAAGGTGTACCCATCGTGGGCTACAGGGGCCGCGTTTATGGATACTTTGGTATGTGCCCGGCTTGCTTGGCCGCACATCAAGGATTTGGATTTCAAGCGTAAGGGCAACTTTCCTAAGGAGCTTTTTGGTTCACACTCCTTGAAGGCTTGGGGCGTGAGGCTTGGGTTTGAGAAAGGCAGCTACGGTGAGGATACTGAAGATCCATGGGCTCGTTGGTCTATGGATATGGAGGACTATTGCCAACGCGATGTTGAGGTTACCCACCGGCTCTACCAGGAGTTCCTGAAGGCAGAAGTACCAGAGGCTGCGGTGCTCTTGGAACATGAGACCCACGATCTCATGGAGGGCATGACGGAGCGTGGTTTTTACTTTGATAGGCAGAGGGCTGAGAAGCTCTACGTCAGGCTCTTGGCGCGAAAGGATCAGTTAGCTGCCGAGCTTCAGGATCTTTTCCCGCCCAAGGAGATTCACCTTAAAACCAAAGTGAAGCTCAAGGCCTTCAATCCTGGGAGCCGTCAGCAGATCGCAGAGCGTTTTGAGCAGCAGGGCTGGAAACCTACAGACTTCACACCTGACGGGAAGCCACGTATTTCTGAGACTATTCTGGAGGGCCTTGAGGATAAGTACCCGGAGGCCAAGACACTTAAAGAGTACCTTTGTATTCAAAAGCGTATCGGCCAGCTTGCTGAAGGAAAAAACTCGTGGCTCGGCCTGGTTGATGAGTCCCATAGAATCCATGGGCGTGTGATCTCTTGCGGTGGAACCATAAGCCATCGCATGGCACATCACTCTCCAAATTTGGCGCAGGTCCCGAACAACCGTTCACCCTATGGCAAAGAGTGCCGGGGTTTATTTTGCGTGCCTGTGGGTTACGCGCTCGTTGGAACAGATTTGAGCGGTGCGGAACTCAGACTCCTCGCACACCTGCTGGCCCATTGGGACGATGGCAAGTTTGCCAAGGAGTGTGAGACGGGAGACCCCCATCAGGCCAATGCCGATATGGCTGGGATCACACGGCCCGAGGCCAAGCAGATGATTTTTGCTTTGATATATGGTGCTGGCGACCAAAGGCTAGGTGCGTGTGTCGGTGGCAGCAGGCGCGAGGGCTCTGATCTGAGACGCCGGTTCTATCACAACAACCCGGCCTTCAAGAAGTTGCAGACGGCAATCCAGAAGCGTGCCAAGGCGAACAAAATGCTCGTTGGCCTCGACGGCCGTAAGTTGTTCCCGCGTTCTCCTCATTCCGCGTTGAACTTGTGGATTCAGAACGCTGCGGCGACTTGTACCAAGATGGCTACCGTCAAGCACGTTGAGGCGTTGAGCGAGAAGGGCATTCGTCTAGGCCTCGATTTCCATATTGTGGCTCATGTTTTTGACGAGTGGCAAATTGAAGTCATTGAAGAGTATGCGGAAGAGGTGAAGAATACTGCCGCAGGGGCCATTCGTGCGGCTGGCCGACATTATTCCCTAAACGTGCGGCTAGATGGAGATTCCACTATTGGCTGCAACTGGGCCGAGACACACTGATGAGTTCCTTGCGTACACCGCAGGCTACCTCGACGGTGAAGGGTGCTTCATGTTCAACCGCACTCCTGTGGTTGAGGTGACAAGTGTCTTTCCCTACACGCTCTATGCGTTTGCCGAGGCATACGGTGGGCACGTTAGCCACCGCCCCCGAAGGCCGGGGCATAGTACAAAGGATTACTACCAGTGGCGGGTGTATGGGGATGACGCCATATCACTCATTAAGTGCGTTGTCTCACTTTTGCGGGAGAAGGTTCCGCAAGCTCGGGTGCTACTTCAGATCCGTGAGACAGAACCAGGCCATCGGCGCGAGGGGCTGAAGGCACAACTAAAGAGTCTTAAGAAACTCGAATACAAGCGAGGAACCTATGGGCCGAAAGAGACTGGTGCGTAACAAACTACTTATCGACGCAGACATTCTTGTTTACAAGGCTGCGATCCGTTGCGAGCACGAGATTTGTTGGGATGATGAGAGAGATATCTGGACACTCCATGCCGACCTTGAGGAGGCCCAGGCTGAAGTCGAGAAGGAAATGGACTACCTGCTACGCACGTTGGCTGGTGCGGTTGCCTACCTCGCCTTTAGTGCCCGCCGTACCTTCAGGCATGAGATCAACCCCGAGTACAAGGCAAACCGCAGAGGCAAACGTAAGCCTGTGATCTTCCATCCTCTGAGGGCTTGGGCCAAGACGCGCTGGCCTTCTCAGGAGTGGCCGTTGTTAGAGGCTGACGATGTGCTTGGCATCTTGGCAAAGTCTCACAAGCTGAAGGGGCCAAAGATCGTGGTGTCCGATGACCACGATCTACGCACGGTGCCCTGTGCCTTGTACCAGCCACGGAACCCGGAGCTAGGTGTCCAGAAGATCACCTATGCCAAGGCCCGCTGGACACACTTGCATCAGACGCTCACAGGTGACTCAGGGGATAACTACAGCGGCCTTCCGGGCGTGGGCCCTGTGAAGGCAACGGCCATCTTGAAAAAGGGCACATGGGCTGAAGTCGTAGAGGCGTATGTGTCTCGTGGTCTGACAGAAGATGATGCGCTCCTCCAGGCGCGTATGGCCAAGATCCTGACGCCCTCTTTGTTCAATCAGCACACTCAGGAGGTGATTCTTTGGAACCCGAAGAGACATCGGTAACTGAGGTGGAGCGAGTGCTCCAGTTCCATAAGGCTTTTTGTCATGCGGCTTATGAGATATGCCGTGTGAAGAACCATGATTATGCGGGAGCTTCGGGCCAGTCACCGTTCAGAAACTTTCAGAGCGTTGAGTTCATGGGCCTTGCAACTACGGAGCTTGGTTTCGTTGTGCGGATCTTGGACAAGGTGAACCGTCTGGTCACATTTGTGAAAGACGGGAAGCTGAAGGTTGCGGACGAATCTACGCAGGACGCACTCCTTGACATTATCAACTACTGCGTACTGCTTGCCGCTTACATCAAGGCAAAGGGATCAGACAATGACAATGAACAATAGTATGAGAGTGACTTCTACCGTCTTGAACGCTACCCAGAAGGACCCGCAGTTTCCGGCCGTCCCAAAAGGCCTTTTAACCAAGCTCAACGAGCTTTTTCCTGAAAGGCACCCCACGCTTGACATGAGTGAGCGTGAGATTTTCTATCGAGCAGGACAGCGTGCAGTCGTTGTCTTGCTTGAAATCGAGTACGAGCGTCAGGTGCGCGTCAGCCAAGGCGGTTGACTCTTTTCCTTACGTCCTCGCTAGAGGCCTCAGATGCCCCGCACGGCGTTTGAGGCCTCGTCCACTTGGAGGTGGTCCGATCTATGTGTTTCTCATCCCGTGCCAGGAAGCCGCTGATGCCTGAAGTACCGGGGCCCCCCGCGAGTGCTGCGCCACGGCCGCAGCCTACGGCGATGTCTATACGCCCAACGGATATAGCGCAGAAGAGGCTGGAGGCGTTTGGTGGCTCTGGGGCCTCCCTCCTGAGCCGCCTGCGAATCCCCTTGAACATAGGGACCTAAATGTACCTGACGGCCTCCTCTGCTGCCTCGCTATATGAGGAGCTTTGCACTCAGCGTGACGGCTACCTGAGGCGTGGCCGTGATTGTGCCCGCCTGACGATCCCTCATTTGCTGCCCGACGAGGGGTACAACCAGGCTATGAAGCTGGCTACCCCCTACCAGAGCGTGGGTGCCAGGGCTGTAGCCTCCTTGAGTGCCAAGCTGCTCATGGCACTTTACCCGCCTAACACCCCTTGGTTCCGGCTTACGGTAGACCCCTACAAGCTAGACGCCGTGACTGGTGATCCTGCGATCCGCACGGAGGTTGAGGTCACGCTCAACAAGATTGAGCAGGCCGTGATGAGTGAGGTGGAGTCTCAGGGCTACAGGCCCCAGATCCATGAGGCCATCAAACAGCTTATCGTGGCAGGTAACGCACTGGTCTATTTGCCTCCTGACGGGGGCATGAGGACCTATAAGCTCGACCGTTATGTGGTGAAAAGAGACCCCAGC